ATTTTTCATCACCTTTAGCTATTTTCCAACACTCTAAGATACTTTCTTTAAGATGTTTGATTTGTTGATGCATTTCGACAAAGTCATCTGTATGTGCATTAAGATATTTTACTACAAAAGCGTCTTGGTTCTTCCATCCCCAATCCAAAAGTTGGCAACTCAGTAGAGAACCCAATTTTTCTCTTAGTCTTCCCAATTCTTCCACTCTTTCGGCTTTCATAATAAAATGATCTCCATCAATGAGCGCCAATTAGGTCCGAAAGTATCTCCTTCATGCCTGATTGAAAACACTGAATAAGGACCATCCAATCCGATTCTTTCTGATTTCACGTTGATGCGGTCTCCAGGAAGAATATCTGGTCGCAATGTGGTTGTAACGACGTATCCCGTTTTTGGACCGCCGATATACAGAGATGCTCTTTTATCTGTGAATCTTTGAGGGATGCCTATCATTCCAGTATCAGCATTGATTTCAACAGGAGGCTTAGAAGTAGTTCCAAAAGGGGGAATGATCTGAAGCTTGCCATTTTGCACACTCCATTTTAATCCAAGTCGTGAAACTGTTTTATCAATCGCATTTTTTCCCATGCCTACAAACTCAAAACCTTGCTCATACACAACGTTGTCAGTAGGAGTAAACTCAGAAATAGTAAGACCCATTTGCTCCGCGATCGTCTCGATAACTTGGCGCACTGAGACCTTTTCCTTGAAGCTAACAGAGATATTTTTTTGATTGAGAATGCGTTCTCCATCTCCACAATCAAGGGTGGTGATAATTTCTGGTTGCTCATAGGCATGGCTGACTTGGGTAGTATTTCCGATGAAAAGGAGTTGTTCACCTGCGTCTTCACTATATCCTGCTGATACAATGACTTGATCTCCATAATCTTTAATCCTATTTCTGTTTTCTTGACTTAAGTTCCAAATTTTTACTGAAGCAGTATTGGCAGACCAAGCTAAATTTTTTTGCATAGAAAAAGCTACTCGCAAATGGGAGAGTTTTATCGTACCAATATAGCCACTGAAAGTTGAATTTCTCAGACCTATTTCTACACTGGCAATTCGATTGAACCTCGTCATTTTTATGCAAACTCCCCCTGAGAATAATAGATGAGCTCTGCCACTGCTCCCATATCGAATCGTTGAATTTTTCCTTGTCCTCCGATGATGTTTTCACAAACAATATCGCCATTTGGCTGTCCATCTGCGATGTATTGAGCGGTTAGGTTATAATTTGCGACTACCTTTATTCCTAAGATAATAGGGACTAAATCTCTTGTCAGAATGTCCATGACCCAATATTCATTCATGGCATTCCATCTGAAAGATAAGATGAAAGTCTGACTATCTAATTCAATTTGCTGCTGCCATTGAGCAGGTTCTTTAAAGGGGATAATTTGCATCTTAAACCACTCCCAAAATTTGATTTTTTATAGCTAGGACATTAGGAAGAATATCAGGGGCGATCGGAACAAGAGACTGAACTCCAACGTTGATTCCACTTGAAGCTTGGTCTTTTAAACTTCCTGGAGGATCGTTTTGGATAATCGGGTAGTTAGTATTTGCTGCTACGATGTCTCTGGGAGTTTTATTTTGAACCCCTCCAAAGTTGTCACCCTGATCAAGCAGCAATCTGACACTGGTATCAAAGATAATTCTTTGCATTTCAATGGTGAATGTAAGCGATTGTCCTGTCTTTACGTCCCTGGGCACATCCAAATTAACGATTGCCATGTTTTGATAGACTTTCAATCCTGTGACCACTGTCACTACTTCTCTTTTTTCATGAAGTTGAATTAAGCGGTTAAAAGCATCAATAGACCGATTGAAAGGAGCAAAAATGGAGAGGGGAGTATCTGTCACAAGACCCACCAAGACAATGATATCTGGTTCATTTATAATATGGTCGGATACGATCGTCCCGTCTTCAACGGGGTAGTTCGTTACACGTGATGCAAAACGGTGTTCTTCCCGAATAGTCACATCTAGGTCAATGGAACCCACTTTTGGGCTAGGATATTTTTTTCCAAACAACAGAGATAAAACCATTATTCCACCTGAGGATTGTTGTTATAGATTTCTCGTACCTCATCTAATAAGGCTCCCTTTATCACCTCTTCCACAGTTTCACGAAGGATATTTTGTTGCTGATCTGTTGTGCCTGGCGGAACTTGCATTTCAATTCTCGTATTCAAATTGATATTTTGTTCTGTCTTGGTCGGTGCATTTTTAGCTGACTGATTTTTCATGACTCTATTGATTTTTTGGTTAGTCTCGACCTCAAAATCAGGGATTTCTAAAAAATCGGACATGTATTCTCTTTGAATATCTTGTCCTATTATTTTGAATGCCCCTTTAATGCCTCTTGCCAAATAGCCTATGCCTTTCAATGCGACTTCTAATGTTTTAACCCCAAAAGTGATGGCGGGTAAAATGTCTTCAACAAAGGCAATTTTCAAGCCTTCAAAAGTTTGCCAAAAATTTCTAATAGATTTATTGACTTCTTCTAATGCTGGGAGGGAATCTTTCAGAGATTTAGCGTATTCATCATACTTCACCGTTAAAACATCGAGGTTGTCACCCGCTTCTTTTGCGAATTTAATAAATTTTTGAGCATCTTCTTCTCCAAAAAAAAGCTTAGCGATTGCAAATCGTTCAGTTTCAGTTTGGACTTCATTAATTTTTTTGAGGATGTCAACAAAGAGATCACGGGCATTTTTTACTTCTCCAGTGAATTTGTCTCTGAATTCAATTCCAGTGTAATAGGCGATAGTGCCTAACTCTCCCATGCCATTTCTAGCTTCACGGAGTAGTTTACTAAGATTGATTAAGGCAGCCTGGAAATTTTTCGGTTCAATCCTAAAATCTTCAGCCACTCTTCGAAGTTTGATGAATTCTTCAAATGAAATGCCAATGCTTTTAGCCAGGTCATCTGCATCAAGCGTTGCATCTGAGATGTCTTTAAAAAAATCGAGAGTCTTGGCGACAAATGCTGCCGCAGCCGTTGCAGCTATGGCAAATTTTGTCTTAAAGCCAATAATGGTGCGATTAAATTGCTCGACACCTCGTTGATCGACTTGAAATCCAAGTTTTGTGACTAACTCTCTGACTACTGTCATTTCCTTGACTCTTTTCTTTTAGATTCCTCTATCAGATCGAGCCTCATATCCAGTAAGGCATTTGCCCTCATCAGATCATCTAAATTCCATGTACGCTCGATTTCATCTAAAGTCGCAATTCCTTCCAAAATTAAACGCCAGAAAAGGAATTCGCTCTTTATTTCCGAATGGAGGTTGTTCTCGTATCTGGCTGACGATTCTGCGGTATCGGTGCTGAGGCTCCGAATAGGCTTCCAATACCGCTCTCCCCAAAAAAAGAACCGAAATTGCAATCAATGACAAACCATAAAACTTGCATCAAAGTCCCGAGATCTCCAGCAAACTCAACATCTATCACAGACTCTGTCAATTCCATGCCTTCTTTTCTAACACCTTGACAAAGCTCAATGACCAGATTTTCAAAAGTTTTATCGTCAAGTTGTTGTATTAAAGATTCGACAGCTTTAACAGCTTCTTGTTTAGAGAAAGGCAAGCCAGTTATGTTTTCGCTATTGCCACCTGGAAGTAACAGCTGAGCCAAAGCAGGTCCGAATAATCTCATTAATTTAGATTTTAGCCGCAAAGCTCTTCTTGCGGGGAGTTGTGTGACAGAGTACACTGCCCCATGAATTTGTTTTTCTCTTGTTTCAATCATTAAACGTTTACTCCATTGCTACCTACGAAAATGTCCAGATCTACGAGATCTAATACCCATTCACGGTTAGCTAAATCTTTTCCAAATTCCGAAGAAGGGTATTTCTTCACCCATCCAGTGGCGCTGAAATAGATTGAGTTTCCACTCAAATCTTTAACTAAAATGGGGATTACCCCTGCATTGGTGAGCTCATCAATATTTGCGAAGCCTGAGAGGATGTCATTGCTAGGGCTTGATTGTTTAAGAGTGATGGTCATGTTGCCTGAGCGATTATTACTCTTAATACGAGTTGTCGTTCCATCTGCTCCAGTGACCTTTGCCCATTGATCATCATCCCTATCAACAGTTAAAAAAGTCCCATCGGCAAATCCACTCATTGGAACTCCGCCGACTGTGATGATAACCTGTTTAGGGTCATATGTTCTTACTGCCATAATTTCTCCTCGCCTTTTTAAACGGTGACCGTTCCTATAATCTCAACCGCTTGAATCGCTCCTGATAAAGTTGCTTGAAATCTGACATTTTTCAAAATTCTCTGAGCCTTATCATTTGGAGGAACATTTGCAGCTTTAGGAACTGTTATTATTGGCTCTGGATCTTCTGCAATAAAGTTATTGCTGATGCCGAGTTGCAATGCTCGCCTCACTTCAGATTCTATGGCTGTGATGCCCGCGTCAGTATAGGGGACTTTATTGCTATTGACTAAGACCGAGTAGACAAATTCTTGAATTCTTGAAGTTAGCCAGTCTACGCCCCGCACAATATCAATGAACTCACCCTGAGCAACAGTGCCTTCACGAGTGATCCCAACTCCACCGATGAACTCATAAGTGTTGGCTTTCTTATTTCTTGCATTTTGGGATTGAGTGATTGTTAAATTAGAATAAGAAATTGAATTGAGTCTTTTAAATTTCCACGTTTCAGAGCCTGGATCTAATGGGAGCACTCCTCCAAACCAAGCACATTCAGGAAAATCATTTTCAGCATCCTGATGATAAAGAACGAAAGTGCGTATATATCCTGCTTGGTTACACTTCGCTGCTATTGAGGATAAGTCTACCCCTGCCGCAAGATTGATAATGTTTGGATCAGAAGAGGCTGTTCCAAAAAGTTTGACTTGTCCCTCTGTCCATCCTGCGGCTGAAAAAACTGTCGCCAATGTCCGGTCAGTCATGGCTAGGGCATACCAAGTGTCGTCCACTTGCTGAATTGTGTTTAAATCATCAATCACAGGGTCTGAAGGAATGAAAGGTGCGATGATGAGTCCAAACTGTTTGCTGAGGATTCCATCAGACACACTCAATACGAACCCCGTTCCCGCAACATTTGCTTCTAACTCAAAACTGCCATCTAAATTATCTGTTGCGCTAACAGGGACTGCCGTTTGATTTTGAATGAGAAGGACAAGGGCAGCAGCGATGTCCTCATTTGTCTGGACCTCATTCAATGTCGTATAGGTAAAGTCTACCCCATTGATTGTCACCGTGTAGTCCGTATTGGGCTCCACTTGGGTGAC